GAAACCAATCAAGAATTCCGGCAGTACGTCAAGCTGTATTTTCTCTCAGCGGCGGATTGGGTATTGTCGGGGAACTTCCCGGCCAATGTCACCACGGATGCGGATAAAAACAAGCTGACGCAGTTTGCCAGCGATTTGTACAAAGGCAACGTGAATCTCAATTCCCAAGTGCTGGCGTTGCTCGCACAGGGGGCGATTCAAGACAAGATCAACAGCGCAGAAGGCGTCGCCGGAGCGTACTCGATCATGCAGACCCAGGTGCGTTTAAATCTGCGCAACATTGCGGGCTGTGTGAAGGTGTACGGTGAAGTTGCACCCTAAGCGTTGACCATGACCCTCGATAAAAACCCTCCAGAAACCGGCCTGAACCTCCGTGAGCCGCAATACGCGGGTTGGCGGGATGCAGAGGACACGTCGGCCCGTAATTTCCGGCGCGAGATCGAGCGGGAAGAGCGGGAACTGCTGCGGCAAAATCAGAGTGAGCATGAGGATTTGCGGGCGCGGGTGGATCGACTGGAGCGCAACATGGAACGCCGCGAGCCGGTCATTGAAGCGGCCAGTACGATGGTGGCGGCGTCCAAGATGGTCAAAGCCGCGATAGTGATTTTAGCGGTTCTGTTGTCCGTCATCACCGGAGCCATTCAGCTTCTCGATAAGTGGATGCAGAAATGACCCAAACGACTTGGTGGAAAAACCATTGCTTCTGGTGCTACCACGTTGCCGCGATCCTGATCTTCGCGTGTCTGGTGTCCGTCCCGTTTTGCGTCTGGCTCTGGTGGGGCTGGTTTGCCGATCAAGGCGTGGTGATTTCGTTTGGGCAAGGCACGGCGACGCCTACCGTAGTGCGTCATGGCGATACCTTGACGATTTATCAACCGGCGCACAAATACCGGGATTGCGACGGGACGATTCGGCGGGTCATCAGTGGAGATTGCGGTCATCACGTCACTTGGGAGGGGCCGAGTTCGCTGATCAAGGATTTTGATGGACGCTTGGTGTTGCCGATTAGAATCCCCTTCGAGCTAATTCCCGGACAATGCAGTTTCAAGATTTATGCGCGGTATTATTGCAATCCAGTAGATCGGTTCTTTGAGCGACAAGTGTACGAGAGTCCGGCTGTGGAATTTACGGTAAAGGGATGGGAGGAGTAGCGGATGACGCCCAAACAAAGCGCGTTTGTCGACTATTACGCCGCATCAGGGAATGCTGTAGATGCGGCACGAAAAGCGGGCTATAAAAAACCCCATCCGCAAGGTGCTGAAAACCTACAGAAACCTACTATTCAACAAGCTTTAGCCGAACGCAACAAAGAAGTATCACAATCGCGCATCGCCACCATCAAAGAGCGTCAAGAATTCTGGACTGCGGTATTGCGTGGACAGGAACCGGACGCCGACATGAAAGACCGACTTAAGGCCAGTGAGCTATTAGGCAAGTGCCACGGCGATTTTATTGATCGCGTGGAAAGCACTGGCGTCCATGAGATCGTGGTGCGCTATGTCCAAGAGTAGCCTAGAAATCCAGTTGCAAGCCGCACACCCGGCGCAACTGCAAATTCTCAATGAATCCCGTCGCTTCAATCTTGCGTGTATGGGCCGGCGATTCGGGAAAAGCGCGCTGGGCATTCGGTTGTTGGCAGAAACCGCACTGCAAAAACGCCCCGCTGCGTGGTTTGCCCCGACTTACAAATTACTCGATGAAGCATGGCGGGAAGCGCGGCGGCGGTTAGCGCCGATTATCACCCGGCAAGACACGCAACAGCATCGCATGGAGTTGATGACCGGGGGCAGTCTGGATTTTTGGAGTCTGGACAATCCCGATGCAGGCCGATCTCGCAAATACGCCCGCGTGATCATTGACGAAGCCGCCATGGCGCGGAATCTGGAGGAAGCCTGGACACAGGCAATCCGCCCGACGCTGGCCGATTTGGCCGGCGATGCGTGGTTTTTTTCGACTCCCAAAGGCGGAAATTTTTTCAAAACGCTGTACGACAAAGCCGGTGATGACCCGGAATGGCAACGCTGGCAGATGCCCACCAGCCGCAACCCGTATATTGCGCCGACTGAGATTGACGCCATGCGCCGGGACTTGCCCGATATCGTGTTCCGCCAGGAAGTGCAAGCCGAATTTGTCGATTTGGCCGGCGTGGTGATGCGTCGGGAATGGCTGAAATACGGCAGCGCCAGTCCTGTTGGCGTCTCCCTCGGCGTCGATCTGGCCTTGAGTACCAAGACCACCGCCGACTATACCGCGATTGTCGCCATGTGTCGGGATGCCGGCGGTACGGTGTGCATTCTGGACGCTCAGCGGATTCAAGCGCCGTTTCATTCCGTGCTGCAATTCATTCAGCAAATGGCGGAAAAATGGAATCCCGTGGTCATCGCTATTGAGCAAGTGCAGTACCAGGCGGCTGTGGTTCAGGAGCTGCTGCGCACCACCACGTTGCCGGTCATGGGTGTCAGGCCGGACAAAGACAAGCTCACCCGCTTCCTACCGCTGTTGGCGCGCTATGAGCAGGGATTGATTGTCCATGCGCCCAGCTTGCCTGCGTGGTTTGAAGAGGAATTGCTGACATTCCCGATGGGCGAACACGACGATGGAGTGGATGCTGCATCCATGGCCTTTGACGCCCTGCCCGCGCTATCCGTCCCGGATTATGGCCTTTACGAAGCGCCGAAAAAATTGGAGTTTTGCTGATGAACTGGCTACGTCTCTTTACTCCGCGAACCACGCTGGCACTGGCTGACAACGCCCGGCAACCGCTCTACAGCGAGCAAGCGTTTGACCGGGTACTGGCCTATCTGACCTCTGTCCCCGACCCGGATTTGATGCTGCAAAAAGCGGGGATTGAG